CGAGTGGATCGCGACGACGTTGAAGTTGCCGTCGGGTGAGGTGGCGCCGCAGAAAGTCGGCAGTCTCACGAGCTACTTGCGTCGCTACGGGCTGCTCGCGCTGACGGCGTGCGCGGCAGAAGACGACGATGCGTCGAGCGCGAGCACGCCGACGCCCAGGCCGCAGCGTCCGCGTCAGGAGCAGGAGCCGCGCGCGCCGAAGGCTGAGCCGACGACCGCGCGCCCGGTGGCGGTCCCGAACCCGGTGCCCGCCAACGAACTGCCGCCCGCGAAGGTGACGAAGCCGAGGCCCGAGGCCAAGCCGGTGGTGGACCGCCACGCGCCGCTGTCGCTGCCCGGCACGATCAGCGCCGCCGACCGTGGCCTGCTCTTCAAGATCGCGAAGGAACAGCAGGTCACCGAGCGGCAGGTCAAGTCGCTCATCTTCGCGCTCTGGGGCTACACCTCGACCAGCCAGATCCGCCAGGGCGCCGAGTTCGTGAAGGTCACGAGCGCCTTGGAGCACCCCGAGGACCACGGCGTGACGTTCGCCGAGGACGACGCGCTCTACGAGCGGCACGCCGACGCTAACCCGTTGCCGGTGGACGTGACGGAGGGGATGTAGGTGGCGAAGGCCACCGCCCCGGCGAAGTACATCCACCACGTCATCGAGGTGCCGCGTGCGGCGCTGATGGAAGCGGCGACGATGTCCTGGCCCGACCTTGTGGCGATGGCCGCAGGCGCGGGCTGGCGCTGCGAGACAACCGAGGCGACGGGCTGGTGCCGTCGCGACCACGCGCTGCTGCGCCAGGGGCTGGACGAGATGCGCGGCATCCCCGTGCTGCTCTACCAGAACTGGTGATGGCGGGCCTGACCTTCGACGTGGCGTCGCACACCTTCTGGCGTGATGGGCACCGCGTGCTCAGCGTCACCCAGGTGTTGCGCCGCTGCGGCCTCACGTCGCCCTACTGGACCGAGGAGGCCCGCGACCGTGGCACGCGCGTGCATCGCGCGCTGCACGTCCTGCAGAGCGCCTCCGACCGCGAGGCCCGCGAGGGACTGCGCGACGGCGACGACCCGTTCTATCAGGCCGGGCGGCACGCGCTCGACACGTTCGGCATCGAGGTGCTCGGCGCCGAGGAGCTTGTCGATGGCGGCAGCTACGCGGGCTGGCTCGACCTGCGGTGCCACCTGCGCGGGTTCACCGAGCCGTTCGTGATCGACTACAAGAGCGGGCGGGCCGCAGCCTGGACGCCGCTGCAGCTGGCGGCGTACGCGTCGCCCCTGCCCGCGTATCATCGGCGCGCGTTCATCGAACTGCTGCCGACCGGCAAGCCCAAGCTCACAACGTGCCGCGAGACGCGCGGCGACCTTCGCAACTGGCACGCGTGCGTCACGGTGGCGCAGCTGCAACTCTCACTGGAGACACATGGCGATGACGACTGAAACAACCCTGGTGCCCTTTACCCCGACCGTGGCGGTGGACCTCGCCGAGGTGGCGACCTTCGCGGTCAGCGGTCCCGAGACGTGCGAACTGGCGGTGGCCTACCGCGAGGATGTTAAGGCGCTCATCGCCGAGATCGAGAGCGGCTACCGTCCGCACATCGCCGCCGCGCACACCGTCCACAAGGGGCTGCTCGCCGAATTGAACGCGCGGCTGACGCCCGCCAAGATCGCGCTCGACGCCCTGACGCGCGCCATCGGCAGCTACGAGGTGGCGCGCCGCTGGCGTGAGGAGCAGGCCCGGCGCGAGGCCGAGGCTGCGGCCCTGCGCGAGGCCGAGCGCAACCGCGCGGCGGATGCCGAGGCCCAGCGTGCGAAGGGCTACGAGGAGGCCGCACGCGAGATCGAGCGCGCGCCGGTCGAGGAGTTCATGGCCCCGGTGGTCGTGACGCCCGAGCGCCCCACGGCAGGCGTGGCGGTGACGGCCAGCTTCGAACCCCAGGTGACCGACCTGGGGCTGCTGCTGCGCTTCGCGGTCGAGCACCCGGCCATGACCTCGATGCTGGTGGAGCCGAATCTGAAAGGGCTGCAGGCGTTGGTGACGCAGCTGGGGGAGGGCTTCAACATCCCCGGCGTGACGCGCGTCGCGAAAGCTCCGGTTGTGCGCTCGACGCGGCGGCGGTAGGATGTGCGGGTCGGGCGCGGCTGGGACACCGCCCCCGACCCCGTTCGTGTCGTGCTGAGGGCACGCACGAGACGCAGTGCGACCACAGTCTAGCCGGTCGCCCGCCTCGTCGTCACCTCGGCAATTCCCCTAGAGTGTGACGATGCCCGACCCGAACCCCTGGTTTAAGTTCTACCCCGGCGACTGGCTCGCCGACTCCAACGTCCAGGCGATGACCGCTGAGGCACGCGGTGCCTACATCCAGCTGCTCTGCCTCTGCTGGCGCGACGGCTCGCTGCCGCTCAACCCGCGCGTGCTCGCGCGCATGGCCGGGCTGTCGTTCCCCATCTTCGAACGCCGCGTGTGGCCGCAGCTGTCGCCGTGCTTCACATGGAGCGAGGACGGCTACACGCAGAAGCGCCTGGAGCGCGAGCGCGCGCAGCTGCTGGCGTTCCGCGCCGAGCGCTCGGAGGCCGGGAAGCGTGGGGCGGCAGGACGATGGCAGAGCGATGGCTCAGCCATCCCTCAGCCAAAGGCTCAGCCAAAGGCTCAGCCTATGGCAAACGATGCGAGATCAGATCTCAGAGATCAGAACAAGAGATCAGAGCACACGGAAGACCGTGTGCAAAGAGCGCGCGCGCGCGAGGACCACGACCCCGAAGTCGATGGCCGGGGCCAAGCGCTCTGGGACCGCTGGCGCACGCTGATGCGCGACACGCGCAAGCTCACCCTGCCGCTGCAGCCCAAAGCCCACGACCTGCCCAAGCTGCTCGATGCGGTCACGCTCATCGCCGACGACGCCGACCTGCACGCCCGACTCGCCCGCTTCATGGCCCTCACGCCCGAGCAGGCCGCAGCGCTCAACGTCAAAGCCGTCACGCTCGGCTACTTCGTGATGGCGCTGCCCCAACTCACCGACCAACCCGACGAGAACGACCGCGCCATCGCTGCGTGGCTGGAGACACACAAACATGACACCCACTGACCGCCAGGACTTCGCCGCGCTCTGCAAGCGTCTCGCCTTCACGTTCAACAAGACCCTCAAGCTGGAGGTCATCGAGAGCTACTACCTCGCCCTGGAACAGGTGCCCCTCAGCGAGCTTGACGCCGCTGCCGCCACCCTCATGCGCGGCCACAAGTTCTTCCCCAAGCCCGTCGAGTGGCTGGAGGCCGTGCAGCGCAACCGCCCCGCCGTGTTCCCCGAAGCGCGCGAGGTGCTGCACGCGGACGGCACCATCGAGACGGTCCACAACTGCCCGCACTGCGAGGACACCGGCTGGCTCCCTGACTGCGGCTGCGACCTCGCCGTGCTCACCATGACCCACGAGTGCCCGCTCCACCCCTACGTCAAAAACGAACTGGAGTATCCTCGTCCGCTGATGCGCTGCCCCTGTCGCGCCACCAACCCGTACTTCCAGGCCAACCATCAGCCCATCTACGCGCGAGACGCGAAGTGAAACCCAAGCGCGGTGACCTCGTCTGCTTCTGGCACGCGCATCGGTGGCGCGAAGCCCGCATCGCGCGCGTCAAGGGCGACGACGTGGTGCTCTACCTCGACGCGCACCGCGTGCAGATCCCGATGCGACGCGTGCGCCACTGGCCGCACCCCGGCCTGCTCGGGCGACGACTGTCGGGTGCCGCCGAGGCGAGCGTCCTACGCGTGCGCGAGGCTGGCGAGCGGGGGGAGGGCTAGGGTGGGGGGCTTCAGCGTGTTCGTCGCCGGGCGCGCCGTCGGTCAGGGCAGCATGAGATCGCTCGGACGAGGCCGCATGACGCACGACAACGTGAAGCTGCGCGCGTGGCGCAAGAGCATCGGCTGGGTGGTGCGGAGCGCGATGGGCGCCGACGAGCCGACCCCCGCCGACGTGATTGTGCGGATGCACTTTCTCGTGCGCCCTACGCGCCAGGGCGATGCGCCCGACCTCGACAAGTTGGTGCGCGGCGTGCTCGACGCGCTCACGAAGATCGCCTACCTCGATGACAAGCAGGTCGTGCAGATCGACGCGCGGCGCTCGCTGGCGCGGGACGCAAGCGAGGCGTCGCCGTTCGTGAGCGAAGCGAAGCGCCTCGTGCCGCACGCGCCGTTCGATGACCCCGAAGGACTGCTGCTGACCGTGGAGGACCGATGACCACCGCGCACCTCACCGAGCCGTTCGACCTCGTGTCGCCGCCTGACGACGATAGCCGCGACCTTCGCAACACGCTGACGGGCGATGCGCTCGATCTGGTGACCGGCCTACTGCTGCTGCGGCGTGCGCTCATCGTGCTGATGGAGAGCACCGGCACCGAAGCGCTCGCCCTGCCGTTCACCTCGCTGGCGATGGCCGCGCTCGTGCCGCTGCGCGTGAAGCACGACCCGCGCGTGCCCGACGTGCTGCAGATCCTGCTGCCCGGCGAAGGGGCGGTCACCGTCGAGGGCACGCCGCCGACGCCCGGCGCGGGCTACGACTCTGAGGGCGCCACCGAGGAGCACCGGCTGCGCGTGGCGCTCGGGGACGCCCGACGCGCGCTGATGAACGACGCAGGCCGTGATACCGTGCTCGCGCTGCTCGATGCGGCGCTGAGGACATGATGCTGAGACGCGCGCTGCTGCTGCTCCCGCTGGTGCTCCTCGTTGGCTGCGCGCACGACGACGGGCAGCGCGGCGTGCGTAGCCCGGTGGGCGTGCCGACGCCGACGCCCATCCCCGAGCCGCCGGTCACGCCGACCATCACGGTCGAGTACCGCGTGACGGGCACGATCCCGAACACCCAGATCACCTACTTCAGCGCGAGTCAGGGCACGGCCCAGGTCAAGACCGACCTGCCGTGGACCGTGCGCTACGAGACGGAAGACCTGCACCCGTTCCTGTACCTCGCCGCCGAGACGCCGTTCGACAACGTGGTGACCGGCACGCTGACGGTGCAGATCTTCGTGAACGACCGGCTGTTCCGCGAGGCGCGCGGCACCGGGTTCAGCCTCGCGATCAGCGCGAGCGGAGAAGTGCCATGAAGCTGGTGACGCTGCTGCTGCTGCTGTTCGCGCTGCCGACCCGATTGTTAGCGGGTCCACTCGCCGAGAGCGCCGCGCGGCAGTACGCGGCCCCGCGCAGCTACACGACGGCGATGCACTCGCCGCCGCTGTTCTGGACCGGCACCGCCATCGTCGCCGGGGGGGCGCTCGCCGTCATCGCGGCGCAGACCTTCGCGCGCGAGAGCGACCTGTCGCTGGAGGATCCGAACACCCGGCTGGGCCGCGACCTCGCGCCGTGCGGCACCGACCCCGGGCGCACGCGTCAGCCCGTCGCCGACTGCAAGACGAACACGGGGCTGCTGGTGTTCGGCATCATCGCGAGCGCGGGCGGCGGCGTCCTGATGGCCTACGGCGGGCAGCGCGTGCAGATCGTCACCAGCCCCACCCGGGTCGGCTTCCGCGTGCGGTGGTGACCGTGGTAAGCTCAGCAGGCACACTGGAGGCTCCCATGCAAGACCGACCGCTGCGCGTGCTGTCCCTCGGGGCAGGCGTGCAGAGCACGACCCTCGCGCTGATGAGCGCGACGGGCGACCTGCCCCCGCTCGACCGCGCCATCTTCGCCGACACCGGCAGCGAACCGCACCACGTCTACGCGCACCTCGCGTGGCTGATGGAGGCGGGGCGCTTGCCGTTCCCCGTGGACATCGTGAAAGCCCCGGGCCTCAGCCTGGGCGAGGAGATCTTCGCCGCTGCGTCGCCTGACAGCGCGACGCGGCCCACGCGCGGCAGCTTCGCGCGTGCCCCGTTCTACATCCGCGACGATCGCACCGGCAACAAGGGCATGGTGAAGCGGCAATGCACAGGCGACTACAAGGTGGACCCCATCTACCGCCACCTTCGCACGCTGCTCGGCATCGGCCCGCGCAGCCGGTGGCCGCAGCGCCGCGCCGTCGAGATGTGGATGGGCATCTCGATGGACGAGATCTCGCGGATGCGCGACAGCCGGTTCCCCATGACCATCGCGAACCTCTACCCGCTGATCGACCTGGGGTTCACGCGCGTGGCGTGTCTCGACTGGCTGGAGGCACGCGGGTATCCGCTGCCGCCGAAGAGCGCTTGCACGTTCTGCCCCTATCGCAGCGACCGGCAGTTCCGCGATCTCAAGGACAACGATCCCGAGGGCTGGGCTGAAGCCGTGCGCGTCGATGAAGCGATCCGCACGGGGCTGCGCGACGCGGCCAGGAAGACGCCGTTGCAGGGGCAGATGTTCGTGCATCGCTCGCTGGTGCCGCTCGCGGAGGTGGACCTGTCGAGCGCGGAGGAGCGCGGCCAGCCGAACCTGTTCAACAACGAGTGCGAAGGGATGTGCGGCGTCTGATGCAGCACTTCCTCAACCACCCGTTGAGTGAGCGGCTGCACGGCTACGTGAAGCGACCACTGCGGACAGAGTCGCGCGGTGTGGACTTCACCGAGCTACCGCCCGCGCTGAAGGCCGAAGCGCTCGCCATCGAGACGCACTGCCCGACGTGCGGGTGGTTCGGCGTCCACCCGATTCGCGAGCGCGCGAAGGACGCCGCGTTCGACCGGCGCACGCACTACCTGCCGCCGTTCTACTACTCGGGAACCTGCCCGCATCGTCGTAGCTGCTCGCGTGGCACCCCGGCGAGTGCGGACATGAACCGCGTGCGTGCCTGGGCCGAGGGCAAAGCCGTGCCCGCCGCGCAGCCGCTGCCTGCGCGCAACCTGTTCGATGACAATGACGACGCCTGACGGCGAGCTTGTGTTCTGCGCGCTCGCGTCCATCCCCGCGCTCGGCAACGCGCTCGCGATCAGCGCCGAGGGCGACGCCGTGCTTCGCATCGAAGTGGCCCCGCAGAGCGTCGCCGACCTCACCGCCGTGCTACAACGGTTGCGCCTGCGGACGTTCTACGTCGCGCTCATCGGCAAGCCGAAGGTGACTCATGCCTCCGAGGAACGGACACCCACCCCTGGGCGGCGGAAGCCGCGTGATCCGCAACCGCCCGACAAGGACCGCCCGAGGCGGGCCGGTCGTCCGAAACCTCCGCGAGGCGGCGCGCTCCCCAACCGCTGAGATCATCGACACCGCCACCGGCAAGCCGCACGGCGCCGCCATCCTTGAGGCACTCGCCGCCCTGGCGGTGGGCACCCCCGAGCAGATCGAGAAGACCTTCGGTGCGCCGCTGCGGATGCGCGCGCGGGACCGCCACGCTGCGCTGCAGACCCTGGAGCAGCGCCGCTTTGGGCGCGTGCCGAGCGTCGATGACCAGACGCCCGACGTGCGCCCCGTGACGATTGTGAACGTGTTCGCGACCAGCGAGGAGTATGCGTTCGTGACCCAGGCGCGGCCCAAGCTGGTGGGCACCACGCGCGCGCCGCAGCTGGAGACAGGCGATGAGCAGCCCTGACGGCACCGGCTTCAGCGAGCACGACGGCGATCTCACGCGTGAGGAGGCGGGCGCGCACTTCGTGACGGTGACGCGCGCCGAGCTTGCGCGGATGGTAGACAGCGCGCAGCAGTGCGTGATGGGCGAGGTGCTGGCCGACTGGCAGCGCGAGCGGCAGCGGCACTTCGCGCTGATGAAGCGCGCGCTCGTGCGACTCTGCGAGCAGGGCGACAGCGCCACGTCGAGCGCCCTGGTGCGCGAGCTACGCGACACGATAGGGCACTGATGTCGAACTGGTTCTGGGCACTCGCGGCTATCGTGGCGGTGCTGCTGATCCTGCTGGCGACGACGCGCCCCAGTGACCGGCGATGACGGCGCACGAGGTCCGCGACTACTGGAACCCCGTGCAGTCGGCGTTCCTCCAGGCCGACGCCGAAGCGTGGCCCTACGTCGATCTGGAGGGCGCGGTCAGGGCGGGCAAGACGACGCCGCTGGTCGCGAAGGTCGCGGCCTACTGCGTGGACTTCCCCGGCATCGCGTGCGCGCTCTGCCGCTGGACGCAGGATGCGCTCGACGCGCAGCTGAAGCCTCGGTGGCGCGACTGGTGCCGCACGCACGGCCTGCAGCTGCAGTGGCACGCCGACGAGGAGTACGACGAGGTGGTCGGCAAAGGGTCGCGCGTCTACCTGCGCGCGCTGAAGGGCGCCGAGGAGACGAGCCGCTACGGCAAGCTCGCGGGCCTCACGCTCGCGATCCTCGGCATCGACCAGCCCGAGGAGGTGCCCGAGGACGTGTATCGGGCCTACGTGCCCGCGCGGCTGTCGCAGCCGGGCTACCCGCATCAGGTGCTGCTGACGCCGAACCCGCCGGGCCTCACGCACTGGATCGCGCAGGACTTCCCCGAGCGCAACACGAAGGCCGGGTACCTCTACCTGCGGACCTCCGTCTACGACAACCGGCACAACGTCGGCGACCGCTACATCGCCGAGCTTGAGGCGGCGCACCCCGAGGGCCACGCGCTGCGGCGGCGGTTCATCGAGGGCAAGCGCGGCCTGCCCATCATCGGCAAGCCTGTCTACGCGGGCGTCTTCCAGGCCCGGCTGCACTGTCAGCGGCTGTCGCTCAACCCGTCGGTGCCGCTGCTGGAGGGCTGGGACTTCGGGCACTCCCATCCGGCGGTGGTGTGGGCACAACTCCTGCCCTGGGGCGAGCTACGCGTCCTGGGGGGCATCCTGGGCAGCGACCAGTTCATCGAGGACTTCGCGCCGATGGCGGTGGCGCTGCGGACGATGTGGTTTGGGGGCGAGCCGAACGCGGCAGGCGAGCGCCTGCTGCCCATGGAGGTGTGGAGCACGGGCGACCCGGCGGGCGATCAGAACAACTCGCAGGGCACGCGCGTCAGCGCGGCAGACGTGCTGCGCGAGTACGGCGTGGCGCTCTACACCATCGGCGGCGCCAACCATCCCGACGCGCGCGACCGCTGCATCCAGCACCTCGCGGGCTATATGCAGCGGCTGACGCGGCAAGGCCCGGCGTTCACCGTGGACCCTGACCGCTGGAAGATCAACACGCTGGAGGGCGTCACCGACAGCACGCACTTCATCGACGCGCTGGAGGCGGGCTACGTCTGGGACGAGCGCTCTATCGCGCACGCCGTGTCGCCGAACACGCGGCGCGCGCGCAAGGACGGGTTCTACGACCACGCGATGAACTGCATCGAGTACGTGGTGCTGGCCTATGGCCCGGCGCAGCCGACGAAGGTGGATCACGAGAAGGAGCAGGCGAAAGCGCGCAAGCAGATGCAGCACGACTACGACGAGGCCGACGTGCGGCGCGCGGTGCGCGCAGGCACGCGCTTCGGTGGGTTGCCGCGCCGCCGCTGACGTGTGCTATCCTCGCGACCCGTCATGCCCCTCAAGAGCGGCGCGTCGCAGAAGGTCATCAGCCACAACATCCGCACCGAGATCGCGCACGGCAAGCCGCAGAAGCAGGCGGTCGCCATCGCGCTGCACACCGCACGCACGAGTGGCGGTGGCCCGCCCGCGCCGCGCAAGAAGTAACCCGACGGTCCCCAGCGTGAAGGAGTTCACAATCATGGAAAGCAAGCTCGCGTTGATCACGTTCCTCGATGATGGACGCCACCCGGTCGATCCCGGCTTCGGGCGACCCGGCGGTGGTGGCGGGGTCGATCCCGGCTGGGGCGTGCGCCCGCCGGTCGATCCCGGCTACGGCCACCCTGGTGGCGGCGGGCACCCGTGGTTGCCTGGGCACCTCGGCGGGCCGCGTCCTGACCAGGGTCTGCCCGGCAGCGGGAACTACCCGACCACCGGCCCGGTGCCGACGCCGCCGCCCGTGACGCCCGACAACACGCTGCCCGACACCGCGCCGCCGCCGACGATCTCGCTGCCTATCGTGCTGCCGCCCGACCCGGTGGTGGACGACGAGCGCCTCTTCGAACTGAAGTACTCGGTGCGCTACGGCTGGGTGCTCGTGCCGGTCGAAGATGACGCCGTCGCGCAGCCCAAAAAGAAGTAAGCTCAGCCGTCACCCGACTGACCCCGTCAAGGAGAACCGCCCCATGAAGCTGCTCGTCGCCACGCTCGCCTTCGTCGCCGCCCTCGTCGTCGCTCCCCTCGCCCGTGCGGACACCATCGTGAGCTTCGGGAACATCACGCCGAACCAGTTCACGGCGACCGACAACGGCGACGGGACGACCACGCTCTCGACCTCGTCCGACGTGAACATCACGCAGATCTTCGCGGGCGCGCTCGACGCCGACGCGCTGTTCACGTTCACGGCGACCAGCACCAACGACGCCTCGCTCGTGCTGGGCGCGGTGGTGACGCAACGCTACGCGGGCAGCTTCACGCTGACGAATCAGGCGGGCACGATCAACTACCTCAGCGGCACGTTCGGCGCGGGGCTGGAGTTCGGCGGCAACGGCTCGACCGGGGCCACGCTGCAGACCAACAGCTTCCCGCAGTCGCCGCCGCTGGTGCTGTTCAGTGACCTCGGCGATCTCGTCAACCCCGAGAGCTTCCAGCTGTCGCTGGCGAACATCAACCTGCCGCTGCACATTGACAGCAGCGGCCCGAACCCGACCATCGCGTCCTTCACGTCGAGCTACTCGGGTGTGGCGGATGCGGCGCTGGCGCAGCCCGTGCCGGAACCGGCCAGCCTCACGCTGCTGGGCCTCGGCCTTGTCGGCTTCGCGGGCAAGCTGCGGAAGCGCGTCGCGCGGCGCTGATGCTGCGCTGTCCGAAGTGCGGGCACTACCTCGCCGTCTGCATCTGCGGGCGGCGGGCGGTGCTCTTGGGTACTCCGTTCGTGCTGGCGTCAGTGCTGTCGCGCACGGTGTGGGCGCGTGACCTACAAGGGCCGGGGAGTCACTGTGGGTCATGCGTCCCTTCGGGCACGACGCGCGTCCAACCGATCATCGTGCCCGACCCTCCCCTACACGGCTGACGACATCCGCGCCGCGCACGGTGCTGCCGATTACGACACCTGGGTCGAGTGTCGGCGGTGCCATCGCGCCTGGAAGGCCGAAGGGTGTATCCTCGGCGTGCTTCACCACTACGTCGAGTCCTGCGAACGCTGCGAGGCCACCCCGATGCAAACCACTGGCACCTTCCCCGCCCTGAGCCAACCGCGTCCGAAGCCGAAGCCGAAGAGCGGCGGCAAAAAGCGGTAGACTCTCGGCTCATGCCGCCATACCTGCCGGGGAAGACCATCGGTCGCCCGCCGGGGCCACCGAAGCGTGAGAAGACCGCGTTCGACGTAAAGCTCAACACGGAGCAACACACCGAACTCGTCCAGATGCTCGCCGAAGAGATCGACCGCGCGCTCCAGGCGCGTGGGCCGGTCATCGCGCCCGGCGGCGATCTCGACTACTGGCACTGGCTCTACAAGCAGGGCAAGCGCAACGTGCGCGACCTGCCCTTCCCTGGTGCCGCCGACCTCTCGACATGGATCGTCGCCGAGAAGATCGACGCGATGCGCGCACGCTTCGTCAAGACCGTGTTTGTCGAGCCGGTGTGGGTGGTCGATGGCTGGGGGCGTGCCGCTGAGCGCGCGGCGATGGTCGAAGAGTTCCACCAGTGGAAGCTGGAAGAGGAGCGCCTCCAGGGCTGGCTGCAGCGCACCCTGCAGCTGGCGCTCGTCGAGGGCACTGGCGTGCTGGAGTGCAGCGAGCGCGCCGACATGATCAAGCGCCGGTCGATGCGGCAGCTGCGCCCACAGATGAACGAGGACGGCGGCTTCGCGCTCGGCGAGGACGCGTCGTTCCAGCCGATGGTCAACGAGGACACGGGCGGCTACGTCGAGAGTGACGACCCGGCCACGCAGGGCGCGTTGCACACGGCGGTCGATGAATACGTGCCGGTCAGGCGCGGCCCGAGCTACCGGAACATCAGCCTGCGCGACTTCCTGATGCTGCCCGCGCACGCCCAGGACGACTCGGAGGTCTGGTGCTATGCGAAGCGCTTCTGGCGGCGGCTGAAGGAACTGCAGTACCGCGCGAAGACCGGCATCTACGACAAGGACGCCGTCGATCAGCTGGCCGCGACCAGCGATCGTACGCGCACCGAACTGCCGCAGAGCGTCAACGCGTCAGGCATCGACGTGGCGCCGCAGACCACGCCGACCACCATCGAGAAAGAACTCTGGGAACTGCACGTCCTGCTCGACCTCGACAAGGACGGCTGCGAGGAGTGGTACCTCATCACGCTGTCCGCGATTCACAAGCAGATCCTCCGCATCCAGCTGGACGACATCGGCCTGCCGCGCTACCTGCTGTTCCGCCCGGCGCCGAACCCGCTGAACGTCTACGGCGACAGCCACGTCGATAAGCTCGCGAGCATCGGCGAAGAGCATATGGGCACGCGCAACGCCGTCGCCGACCGCAGCAACCTCGTGAACAACGCGCCCATCAAGCGGCTGCGGAACAGCGGCTGGGACATGGACGAAGAGCCGTGGGGCGTCGGCGCCGTCATCACCGTGCAGGACATGAACGACGTGCAGCCGGTCGTGATCCCTGACGTGCCCGGGTCGATGGCCGGGCGCGAGCAGGGCATCATCGACGCCGCCGAGCGCCTCTCGGGATTGAACGACGTGACGCTCGGCAGTGCCCCCCAGGAGTCGCGCACGCTGGGCGAAGTGCAGATGGTCACCGAGCAGAGCTTTGTCAGGATCGAAGAGCAGGTTCGCAACATTCAAGAGACGATGGAAGACCTGTTTAAGATCCGCCACGAGTTGTGGCGCCGGGCTGCGGACGAAGAGCCGCTGGAACCCAGCGAGCGCTTCATGCGGCAGCTGGAGTTCCGCTCGATTGACCTCGCCGAGGGCGGCATCACGGGCGAAGCCCTGGCGGGCACGTTCCACGGCAAGCCGCACGGCTCGGTGGAGAGCGCCGACAAGTCGAAGCAGCGGAGCAACTACAACGGGTTCATGCAGGTCATGGGCGGGTTCGCGCAGATGAACCCGTCGCTGCAGCAGGTCTTCGCCAGCCCCGACGTGATCATCCCGCTGTTCGAACAGGCGCTGAGCTTGTACGACTCGCCGAACAAGGGGCAGCTGATGCGCTCGTTGAAAGGCTGGCAGGAGCAGCAGGCGCAGGCCGCGCAGATGGCCGCGCAGCAGCCGCCTGCGCCTCCTGGCGCGCCTCCAGGCCAGCCAGGGGCACCGCCGCCGGGCGGGCCGGGTGCTGGTGCCCCGCCGCCCCCGGGTGGCCCTCCTCCCGCAGGCGGTGGACCGCCGCCAGGGCCACCCGGCCCCCCGGCTGGAGGCCCGCCCCCGCCGCCACAAGGCCCACCCGAGCCGCCGCCCGCGCCGCCGCCGGGGATGCCGAACGTGTCGCCTGACCTGCTCGCCAACATGATGACGAGCATGAACCAGAGGCCGATGTGAGACGCGCGCGGCCCGAGGTGGACCTCGATGCGTTGCAGCAGCGCGTGGCGGATCTGGAGACGCTGCTCGCCTCCACCGGCTGGGCCATCGTCTGCGCGGAAGCGAACAAGCTCTACGGCCAGCGCACCTTCACCGACCAGATCGAGCACCTCGCGCGCACCGAGCCGGTGGCCGAGGTCGGGCCGAAGACCATCGCCCTGGTCGCCGCCCGCGTCGCGGCGGGCCGCTTGATCAACCTGCCGACGCAACTGCTGGAGGACGAGAAGCGCAAGCTCGCGGCGGCAACGCCGAGTGAGACACCGCGCCCGTCGCTCGGCCCTAACGTGGAGCTTTCACAGTGATCGACAAGCCCTTCGCCTACCACAAGCCCAGTGCCGACGGGCTGATCCGCATCACCGCCCTGCGCGACGAGTTCAGCCGCGTGAAGCGCGCCATCGAGGAGAAGTGCCCCGAGTCGCGGCAGCGCGCCGTCGCGATCACCGAACTGGAGACGGCGGCGATGTGGGCGATCAAGGCCGTCGTGTTCAACGATCCCGAGAGCGAGGTTGGGACGGAGTGAGCGCGCGCGCCGACCTCGTGCCCAGCGTGACGTTCCCCGAGCGCCTGCGGAAAGATCTGGTGCTCATCGCGCTGCCGCCGCGCGTGCGCGCCGTCGGCCTGCTCGTGCTGCCGGGCTACGTGCGCGAGCAAGCCCTGGGCCTCGTGCTGCAGACCGGCGAGGCCGTCACGAGCGTAGAGTTGCACGACCGTGTGATCTTCGACGCCTTCGCCGCCGAGGAGGTGCGCGTGAACGACTGGCCGTGCGTGCTAGTCCCTGAGACGGCTATCGATGCTGTTGTGGAGTGAGTATGGCCGATGAGATCGTGTTGGAAGATGCCGGTGGCGGGATGCCCCCGGCGACCGCGCAGACCCTGCCCCAGCCCGCGCAAGCCCCGCAGGAGGCACCGCCGCCCGACCTGACGCAGCCGCTCGCGGACCCTGACGAACCGCCCCCACCCGACGACGACGACCTGCCCGAGGAAGAGGGCGCGCCGCAGCCGGGCCGTCGCACCGTCGTCACCGATCTCGTGCGCGAGCGCGAGCGGCGCCAGATGGCCGAGGGCAACCTGCAGCAGTCGCAGGAACTGCTGCGGCAGGTCATGTCGCTGCCCGGCGGGATGGAACTGCTGCAGAGTGCCGCGCTCGGCAAGCCCCCCGAGGCAAAGCCCGGCACGCCGACCGAGGACGACAAGCAGCTGTTCGCCGAGGCGCAGGAGGTCGCGCACGACCTGGGCCTCTATGACACCGAGGGCCAGCCCGACATCCGCACCGCCGCGCGCATCGTGCTGCGCGACCGCAAGCGCACCGAGGCGCTGCTCAACAAAGCCCTGGCGCCGCTCCAGCAGACCACGCAGTCGCTGGCCTCGCAGCCGGTGATCGCGCACGTCCTGGGTGTGGCCGACCAGTTCGGCATCGACCGCAACCTCGTCTACCAGGGGCTGCAGGCCACGCCGCCCGAGCACCTGGGGAACCCCGAAGTGCAGCAGGCGGTGCTGATGATGGCGCTCGGCACGCAGACGATGCTCGGCACCACGCCGCCCAACGGCCACGGGCGTGCGCCGCAGCCGGGCCGCGCGGTGCCGCAGCGGGGCGCGCTGCGCCCGCCGCTGTTCACCGAAGCCCCGGGCGGGCGCCCCAGGGCGACGCCGCAGCTGGACGATGTCTTCCGCGAGCGTTTGCGCTCGACGGGCATGAAGGACGAGACGATCAACGCGTCGCTGGAGCGCTTCGTGCCCGGCGCGCCGAACCGACTGGAGTAGTGCATGGACCGCAAGAAGTCGCGCCTGGAGATCGAAACCGAGAAGCTGCAGAAGTCGGTGCGCGGACGCCTGCGCGAGACGATCAAGCAGCAGGGGCTGAAGGTCAGCGACGAAGCCCTGCTCGACGCGTTCAAGGACTTCGAAAACATCGCGGTTGCCGAGCGCCGGTTGACCGACCCGACGCTCCCGAACGCGCTGCCGATCCGGTTGAAGGACGAACCCGAGGAGCACGAGGATCCGCGCGGCGTCAGGCGCAAGTGGTACCTGCGCTGGATCAACCTCGCGATGCCGAACCGCCACCACATCGCGCAACAGTCGCTGGGCTACGCGCCCGTGCGGTGGACCGAACTGCAGACCGACGACGTGATCAGCAACCCGTTCAAGGGCGACGAGTTCGTCAGGCGCTCCGAGGGCGGCAAAGAAGCGCTGATGAAGATGCCGATGGCGCTCTACCGGCGCATCAAGGCCAAGCAGCACGAGAAGCACGCCAGGACGATGACCGGGCGGGCACTCAAGGAGTCGGCGGTGGCGGCGGCGCACGCGCGCGGCCTCAGCCCCGAAGATAGCGAGGCGGTCGGCGACGTGGTCGGCGGGATCAAGATCGGACGCGACACGCTGGTGTCGCCCGACGATGCTGCTGGCGCGCTCGATGCAACCTCGGAGGATCCCCAGCCGTAGGAGGCACCGTGAACATCAAGGCGCTGCTCTGGCGCGTCGTGTACGCCGTGATCCTCGTCGTCATCCTCGCCGTGGTGATCCCGCTGCTGCTGGAACTGGTGGGGATGCCGATCCCGGCAGGCCCGGCCATCACGCTGCTGCGGTTCGCGTTCGCGGCGCTGGTGATCCTCTACGTGCTGTTCGGCCCCGAGCCGCCCGCGCTGTTCTGAGGGTTGACACCGTAGGGGTGCGCCCCTACACTGATCGCGCTTGACGGGGACGGTCGAGTAACTGGATCCGCGCGCCGGGTTTACTCCAGTGGACACGGCGCGCGGCCCCTACTCTCCGTTCCCCGACAAGCAATTCGTCCCCTTCATCCCGTCGTCGCCCCCCGGCGTGTCACGCGCGCGCTGGCTCCGGTGTATCCCCCGCGCGTGCTGCTGCTCGTGCGCCCTCGGTTGGCCGCGCACGACTGCGTCGAGGCCAACCCGCAACCCCGAAGTTTCCACGTCTGCGCGCCCGCGCGGACTATCAGGGCGAGGGTTCTATGGTCACCTTTGTAGCCGGGGCTGGGGACGGGTTCCGCCCGTACCGCAACACTCGGATCATGTATTTCCTTGAGGGCGCGTCGCAGTCCTTCAAGCCGGGGCACGTCGTGGTGCTCAGCGCCGGGAAGCTCGTGAAGGGCGCCTCGGACCCTGCGGCCAACACGGTCGTCGGCGTCGCGGCGGAAGCGGCGACCGGCGTCACCGACCGGAAGATCGGCGTCTACATGGCCGACGAGACGGCAGAGTTCCAGGGCCGCGTGCAGGACACGGGAGCGCTCGCGCTCGCCAACGTCGGCGCGCAGTTCGGCATCGTGCTCGACGGCGCGCGCGACATCTTCAGGATCGACCTCACCGAAACCACCGCGAAGACCTGCACCATCACCGAACTGCTCGACGCGGTCGGCGATGTCAACGGGCGCGTGGCGTTCAAGTGGCTCAACGCGGCACGCACGCCGCTGTGGTCCTAAGCTCGGCAACCCGTTCCTAACTAGGAGCACGCCATGCAGGTTAGAGGAACTTTTGCCGCGCTCTACGACAACGTAGACAAAACGGTGTACGCGCTGCTCGGCAAGCAGTTGAAGGAGCTTCCGGCGATCTGGCCGGATGTCTATTCGAAGAAGTCGTCCTCGCGGAAGTTCGAACGCTTCCAGACGGTCACGCCGTTCGGCGACGTGCCCGAGAAGCCCGAGGGCAGCGTCTACGCGTTCGACCTCATCCGGCCCGGCTACAGCAAGGACGTGACGCCGGTCGAGTTCGGCCTGGGGTTCGAAGTCACCGAGACGGCCCTGGAGGACGACCAGTTCGACGTGCTGCAGCGGCAGGCGTCGTGGCTCGCGTTCTCCGCGCGCGTCGTGCAGGAGAAGTACGCGGCGATCCCGTTCAACCTGGGGTTCACCACGCAGCTGGCGCCTGACGGCGTGTCGCTGTTCAACACGGCGCACGTCCTGGCGGGCGGGGGCACCGCGCGCAACCGCCCGGCGACGGACGCCGACCTCAGCTACGACTCGCTCAATCAGGCCATCGTGGACGTGCAGACCGACACGAAGCTGGAGTCAGGGCAGCTGGTCGCGCCCGTGATGAACTGGATCCTCTACGTGCCGCCGCAGCTGGAGATGCTGGCCGACCGGCTGCTCAACAGCACGCAGCTGCCCGGCAGCAACGACAACGATGTGAACCCGATCAAGCGTCGGCGCAACATCACGATCCTCACGAACCCCTACCTCACGGATCAGGACGCGTGGTACCTCGTCGCCTCGGCGAAGGAAACGCACGGCCTCGTGTGCGTGGACCGCGTGGGGATCACGGCGGCGCCTGCCATGCAGGACGCCAGGACGGGCAACCGGATCTACAAGGTGCGTTTCCGGCAGGCGTGGGACGCGTTCTTGTGGCAGAACATCTACGGGACTGCCGGGGCGTAGTCTCGTAGCTAGGCGCGCGGTGGGCGGTCCCCTTCCTGCCGCGCGCTGAGTCAAGGTCTTGAGTCGCCGCGTGGCAATGGTTCCACGCGGAACGTGGCTGTTCAGACGAGGTGATCTCATGCACGCGACTGGCCTCATGGCGATGGGTCGGCGGATCGTGGACTACGTGTTCCGCCCGTCCGATCAAGCAGGCGTCCCCAACTACAACACCGCTGCCCCCGTCACGTTCCTCGCGAGCGACCTGCTGCAGGGGCTGGTGCTCAGGGACTGCAACGGCGCGGCGCGCGCGGACAACACGCCCACCGCGCAGCAGATCATCGACGCGCTCACGGTCTTCGGGCGCCCGCCGGTCCCGGGCAACTCGTTCCGCTTCATCATCCGCAATAGCTCGGGCGGCGCGTTCGCCTCGACGCTGACGGCGGGCACGGGCGTGACGCTGTCGGGCACGGGCGCGGTCGGGCAGTCGAACAGCAAGGAGTGGATGGTCGTCATCAACAACGCGGGCGCGGTCCCGGCGGTGACGTTCTACTCGCTCGGCACGCAGGTCTTCTGATCATGGGCCTCACTGTTCCGCTGGTCGATAAGTGGCTGCTGAAGGATGTGGCGTCGGGCACGTCGCCCGCCGTCGATGTCGCGGGCTGCGCGAACCTGACCGTCTACGTCGTCGGCGGCGCGGGCGTCTCGGCAGGCGCGGTGACCATCGAGGAGGCGCACGACCCGAACTTCGCCGGGGCGTGGACGATCCTCGGCACGGCGATCACCGTCGTCGCCAGCGCCGTGGCGGCACCGTCGCGCTTTGCGGGCACGGCGAAGTGCGTGCGCGCCCGCATCACGACGCCGCTCACGGGTGGCACGGGCGGCGTCTATCTCGTCGCGAGGTAGCCGTGCAGTTCAGCGAACTGTATGGCCCGGCGCTCGACCACGAACTGGGCAGCTACGACACGACGCAGCTGTTCACCACGGCGCGGCGGAAGTACGCCGTCAACCGCGCGCAGAAGGAGTTCGCGCGCCTCGCGAAGATCTCGCTGAGCCGCGAGGTCGTCATCCCCCTGGCGACCGGCACCGCGCGGTATGACCTCGACGCGGCGAGCGTAGGGCGCTTCGTGTCGTTTGGACGCCCGCCGCTGCGTCTGCGGCACACGGTGGCCCAAAGTGGAGCCGTCTCAGCCACGTCGCTGCTGGTGCGCTCGGTGGCCTACCTCGATGAGGTGAAGCCCGACTGGCGCGACAGCGCGAGCCGGGGCGTGCCTGACAACATCGGCCACGACCCGGTCAACGGGGTGAACTGGCTGGTGTGCGTGCCGGTGCCGACCGTGACGCCGAGCGAGACGTGGGATCTCATCGTCCCGATCCAGGCCAACGCTGCCGACATGACGAACGACACCGACGTGCCGTTCGACGGGCGTCCTGACATCGAGCCGTTCCACTGGGGGCTGGCGCACTTCGCGGCCAGCATCCTAGAGCGCTTGCGGAAGGATCCCGAAGCCGAGCAGGCCCAGGTCACCAAGTTCGGCGCGTATCTGGAGGACTGGAACGCGAAGAGCACCAGCCCCAGCGGCGCGCACAAGCGCGTGCTGATGCAGCGCGACTATCTGCGCGAGGTGTCGCGCGAGCGCGGCGGCGTGATCGTGCAGGGCGACCCACGGCGATGAGCAAGATCGAGGTGACGTTCGCGTGTGGCTGCTCGACCTCGCTCGACGCCTCGGAGAGTGGCAGCGCCGAGCCGCACTGCGTCGAGCACAACTGCTGGGTGGTGTCGCGCGTGAAGACGCCGCCGCCGAGGTTTCGCGGATCGCCCGGCGTGACCGGGCCACTGGTGGAGGAACTGAAATGACGACGCGCGAGACAGCCGAACCGCAGGCCGAGACGAAGGCCACCTACGAGACGCGCGAAGCGATCATGGGCTGCGGGTGCCGCATCGTGATGGACGCCGCGACGTTCGACGCCGAGGGCGCGCACTGCGCGGTCCACGACAACACCGAGGTCGTGCGCGTGATCAAAGTGCCGCCGGTCGAAGTGCCTGACGCACCCCCGCCCGAAGGTGAGACGGAGGCGCAGCGCACCGAGCGCCGTCGGCGTCCGCACCGCCGCACGAGGTAGCGATGGCGAACGCACCCTACGGGTCGGGCGGCTACCAGTACAACAATCAGCCGTCGCCCTATATGCAGCAGTCGTCGGCAGGCAACCCGGCGAGCAGCTACGGCAGTCAGGGCGGCGCGCAGGCGGGGCCGTGGGGTCAGCCCGCGCCGCAGCAGGGACCGTCGCCGCTCTGGTCGCCGAACCAGAGCGGGGGCGGCTACACCTACACCGGCCCTGGCTCGACCGCCGCCGCGCACCCGCAGCAGCAGGGCTACGCGGGTGGCGGCGCGCAGACGCAGCAGGGACAGTGGGGCTTCCCGACGCAGCAGCAGCAGGGCGGCTACCAGTACCAGCCGCCACCGCAGCAGGCGCGCCCCCAGGTGCAGCCGCAGTATCAGCAGGGGCCGACCTCGTGGCAGTACCCGCAGGGCACGCCGCAGGGACCGCCGCCGCCGCAGAGCGATCCCTACGCGCAGTGGATGGGGCAGATCATGGCCCCTTACAACCCGCAACAGGGGGGCTACGGCGGCTACGCGCCGCCCCCGCAGCAGCAAGGCCCGCCGCAGCGGGGCACCTCCTACGTGCCGCCGCAGGGCGTCAACACCGACGGCTACCCGCAGCCGCGCATCACGCAGATGCCCCAGGCCAACGCGATGCCCGGCTGGGACAACACGAAGTGGAACGACCCGAACCACCAGACGCCGAAGTACGTCGTCGGGCGCCTGCTGCAGGACATCCCGCCGCGCACCGAGAACATGGCGATGGCGATGCAGCGGATTCAAGCGGCCTACCCGGGCGCGCGACAGATCGGCCCCGGTGACATCAACATCCCCGGCGTCGGCAGCGTGGACATCCTGCGCGCCGCTGGCGCGGGCGGCAAGGGCTGGCAGTGGGGCGGCGGGCAGTCGGCGCAGAAGTTCCCCGACAACCGCAGCCAGGGCGGCAGCGGCGGCGGCGGGCTGGGCATCCCGCCGCACTACGACATCAAGACCGCGATGGGCGGCGGCGACCTCTCGTCGCTGATCGCGATGCTCATGGGCGGGCCGCAGCAGAACGTGATGACGGCGCAGGCCGCACCCGCCGCGCCGAAGGTCGATCCGAAAGTCGCCGCCGCTGCCGCGCTGGAGAAGCAGCGCGCCGACACCGCCGCCGCCGAGGCGAAGAAGGCGCAAGGCCCGGGCGGCGTGCATCCCTCGTTCGCTTACTACTAGGAGTCGATCATGGCCCTTGGGGACGCGTTCTCGCCGATCACCGCGCAGCAGGAAGCGAGCGACCCGCGTCTGCGGAAGCGGCGCACACCCGTGCAGCAGGCGCTGCAGTCAGTGCAGCTGCAGATGCCGTCCTACACGGGCGGGCAGCAGAACGCGCTGACGAGCCGCCTGCTGGCCGGGCAGGCGGGCGCCGGGGCCACGCAGGCCGCGCAGCCCACCGCGCCAGGACAGCAGGCCACGCCGGGGCTGCGGACGATGCTCAACGCCCTGACCGGCGCGGGCACCAGCAGCACGAGCGGATTCGCAGGCGGCGGGTTCGGCGCAGGCGGGCCGGTCGCAGGCGCGGGCGGTGCGACGACACGTCCCACGCCGAAACCTGCCGGGCCGCGACCGGGGCCGAAGCCTCCAGGCGGCATGAAGCCGCCGGGTCTGCCGGGTCTGCCGGGCAACATCCCGGGCAAGGTCAAGGACGTGATCAGCGGCCTCCCTGGTGGCGGCGGCGGATTCAAATTGCCCCCGGGCCTCAAGCCGCCGAAGCTGCCGAGCATGAAGCCGCCGAAGAAGCCGTTCGAAGCGCCCGAGCCGGGCGACAAGAACTGGAACCCCAACATCCCCGGCATGGGGATGCTCGACACCAGCGTGTCGAAGCCGCCGGTCGTGTTCGGTGGCGGTGGCCCGAGCTTCACCACGCCGACGGGCGGCGCGGGTGGTGGGTTTGGTGGAGGCCCGGTGTCGGGTGGCGCGCCGGGCAACGTGCCGTACGCACCACAGTCGCAGCCTGCGCCGGGCGGCGTCGGCTACACCACGCAGCAGGCCGCGAACCGTGGCGGCGTGTACCACACGCCGACCGGCGAGCCGCGCGCGTTCGGCCCGAGCGGCCCGCCCCCGGGAGCGACCGGCGTTCAGTGGTACTAACCGATGGCAACGACCGCCATCGGGAAGAAGCCGTACCAACTCGTCCCGGTCAACGACCTGACCGCAGGCGTCGATCTGCGCCACTCGCCGACGCTGCTGCAGCCCTCGCGCGCGCGCTTCCTGCGGAACGTGTCGCTGCAGGAGCCGGGCGCGCTGCAGCCGTTCCCCGGCTGGCAGACGCGCAGCCTGACGAACCTTGGCGTGCTCAGGCCGCAGGGCGGGCGGCGCATCTACCTCGCGGCCTCGACCTTCCTGCTCGCCAGCTACAACGGCAGCGTCTATCGTCCGACCGACGGCGGCGCGTGGGGCGCGGCCACGCTCACGGGGCGCTCGGTGAGCAACGAGCACTTCTTCGTCTACGACCGCAACCTCGTCGCGCTGTTCGACGGCCTCGCTGGGATGAAGAAGTCGATCAACGGCGCGACGTGGTCGAACATGGGCATCGACAAGCCCGCTGCCGCGCCGGGCCTCGCGGTGGTCGCAGGCGGCACGCTGGTGGTGTCGAACAGCTACGAGGTCGCCTACACCTTCGGCGACAACAACCTCAACTACGAGAGCAGCGGCTCGGCGGTCGCGACGATCTCGCCGACGGCGGGCAACCTCACGATCCGTGTGACGATGGCGGTCAGCGCCGACCCGCAGGTCACGACGAAGTACATCTACGCGCGCAACGTGACGGCGGGCGAGTCGGTGCTGCGGCGCGCGGGTAGCGTGCCGAATGCGACGACCACCTTCGACATCACCGCCCCGGGCTTGTTCTTCCCTGACGGCGTCGAACTGCCGACGAAGAACACGGTGCCCGGCGCGTTCAGCTTCGGCGTCGTGTGGCGCAACCGTTGGTGGGCGCGCGACGCGAACATCACGAACCGGATCTGGTTCTCCGAGATCTTCCTGCCCCAGGCGTGGCCGGGCCTCTACTACCTCGACATCCCGTTCGAACGCGGCGACCAGATCACGGCGCTCATCGCGCTCGGAGACACGCTGATCGTCTTCGGCAACACGGGCGTCTATCTCATCATCGGGCAGACCTCGCTCGACTTCGAAGTGCGCCCCTCGGCGGGCGCGGTCGCGGGAGCGCTCGGCCCGCGTGCGGTCTACCAGATCGAAGCGGGCGTGCTGCACTGCAGCGATGGCGGCGTCTACCTGTTCGACGGCGCGACCGACACGCTGCTCAGTGACGACATCTGGGTCGCGTGGCAGGACATGATGAGCCACGTCGCCCCAAGCGAGATTCAGCGGATCCCGGTCGTCTACCACCCGCAGCGCAAGGAGGTGCGCGTCTCGGTGCCGCGCCTCTACGACATCTCGACGCCCGGTGAGTGGGTGCTCGACCTCGCGCGCACGAAGGTGTCGGAAGGGCAGATGGCCTGGACGAGCACCACGCGCCGCATCGGCGGCTACATCCCGTGGGACGGGCGCGAAGTGGCCGCAGGCGACCAGGGGCGGTTGTGGACGTGGAAGTACCTGTCGGGTGAACTGGCCGAAGAGTCGCTGCCGAACGCGGGCGAAGACGGCGGGCCGATGACGAGCTACTACGAAGGCCCGGCGCTGCTGCCTGCGGCGCGGCGGTGGGCGCGCTTCATCGAGATCTTCGGCGAATATCGTCCGACCGCCGGGGCGCTCACCGTCGAGGTACTGGTGGACGACACGTCGGTGTGCGCGCTGCCCATCGACATCGCGGGCCTCGGCGTCTCGCTCTACGGCGTCTCGGTGTATGGTGCCAGCGGCTACAGCGGCAAGCAGCGGCGCTATTTCACGTCGATGCTCCCGCTGACTGCCGAGGGCAACGCCATCACGGTGCGCGCGACCTACGTGGGCCTCGGCCTCTTCAAGCTGTTCACCTACGCGATTGGCGTGCGGCCTGAGCCGCAGATGCGAGGCTTTAACTGATGGCGAACTATCCGAGCGGGGTCAGCACGTTCCCGGCGCGCAGTGACGGCCAGACCATCTTCGCGCAGCACGTCCAGTTGCTGCAGGACGAGGTCGCAGCGATTGAGGCCGGGCTGCTGGGAGGGCTGGCGCACACGTTGTGGGGCGCGCAGGGCTTCACGCTGAGCGGTGTGCTCTCGCCGCCGCAGATCACCGCCGACCAGAACGACTACGCGCCCGCCGGGCTGAGCACCGCGTTCGCCCTGCGGCTCAGCGCGGACGCGGCGCGCTCGATCACGGGGATCCTCTCGCAGGGCACCGGACGCCTGCTCTGCCTCATCAACTACAGTTCGTTCCCGATCACGCTGCCGTTCAACAGCCCATCGAGCGCGGCGGCGAACCGGATCGTCGGCCCGTCCTCAACGAACTTCGTGCTGGTCAGCAACGGCTGCTGCTGGTTGTGGTACGACGTGGGCACGGGCTTCTGGCGCATCGTCAGCGGCCCGCTGACCGCGTCGGCAGGCAGCGCGCCGACCTACACGGGCTGCAAGATTTACAACACCGCCGCGCAGTCGATTGGCGCAGCGGCCTACACCGCCGTGACCTTCGCGGGCGCGGACTACAACGTCGGCCCGATGTGGGCGGCGGGTGCGCCGACGCGCATGACGGTGCCCGCCGGGCAGACCGGCCTCTACCTCGCCTACGCGAAGATTCAGAGCAACGTGAACAGCAACAACCGGCTGCGGTTTCTGCGGAATGGAACCCCCGCCTCGACCGAGATGCGCTTTGGGTCGGCGGCGGTGGCGTCGATCAGCGCGATGGACGTGGCGTTGCTGATGCTCGGGCAGAACGACTATGTCGAGGTGCAGGTCTACCTCAGCGCGGCGGGCACCATCGGCGGCACGGCTGACTCGATCACGGAGGCGGGGCTGATGCGGCAGAACCCGGCGTAGCGATGGCCCAGGCGTCCTACATCAACCAGCTGCTCGCGAGCTTTCCGACCGACGAGCGGAAGGCGCTCCAGCTGGCGTTCGAATACGTGCTGACGAACCTGCGGCTCGGTCAGCCCGACCCGGCGAGCCGCGCGGAGAACCTGCAGCTGTACTATTTCGACGGCGTGACGAGCGCGACGCCGAACGCGGAGTTCAGCGTCGTCCACGGGATGGCGACGGTGCCCTACAACATGATTCAGGTGCTGCCGCTGCGGATCGTCGGGGCGCAGATCGTGCCGCTGCGAGTGACGCGCGCAGCGGACAAGAACCGGATCTATCTGGCGTCGTCGGTGGCGAGCGCGGCGTTTATGGTCGCGCTGGAGGTCTGAGTGGCGTACGGCATCAACAATCAGGGCGAGGTCGTCTTCATCGAAGACGGCGCGCCGATGCCGCAGGGCGTTCACGCGACGTGGACCCCGTCGATGGGGGGCACCTACACCCCGTCGCAGACCGACTACCAGTCGCGCTACATGAACAATATGCGCGCGGGCGGCAGCATCGAGCAGATGCTCGGCGTGCGGCCCGGCCAGTACGCGACGGTGGGCGGGCAGATCAAGAACAAGGGCTTGTGGGAGCGCTACACCGAGTCGCCGCTGATGCTCGCGCTGACGGCGGCGGGCGTGGGCATCGGGCTTCCGGCGCTGCTCGCTGCTGGTGCCGGTGGTGGCGGCGGTGCTGCCGGGGCGGGGCTGCTCGCGAACACGGCGGCGCCAGGGTCATCGATCTACGGCGGGCTGGCGGCAGCGGGCTTCCCCGGGGCCGCGAGCGCAGGCGGGATCGCCGGGGGCGCAGGCGCAGCGGGCGCGCTGCTGCCGAACACCGCAGGCGCCGGGTCGGCCATCAACAGCGGCCTCGCCGCGTATCCCGGCTCCACGACGGCAGGCGCGTGGTCGCCGACGGCGGCGCAGGGCGGGCTGCTGAAGAACGCGCGCACCGCCTACGATGTGTACGGCAAGGCGAAGAGTGCCTACCCGGGCAGCGCGAAGAAGGAAGACGACCAGCAGAGTAAGCTCGGCGCGGCGGCACCGTGGCTAGCGGGCGCGGGCGGCGCGATGGCGGGCTACGCGCTGGCGAATCGCGGCGGCGGCAAAGGGTCGCAGTACTCCAGCCCGATGGACGCGCTGCTCGCGCAGCAGACGCAACAGATGCAGCAGGAAATGCCGCTGCGGAAGCTGCTCCTGTCACAGAGCGCGGGGCTGTTGCCGACCTACATGAAGCAGGATCCGAACTTCGCGCAGTGGCTGCGGACTAGCGGGCGATAACCCATGACTCTGTTCGATCTGCTCGGCGGGCGGGCGCTTCGGCTCGCGACCTTCGGCCCCGGGTTCTGGCAGTTGGCGATCCCGCTGATCGCGTCGGGGCTGGGGGCACTGTTCGGTGCGACGAAGAAGAAGCCGAAGACGACTGCGACCTCCAGCGCGATGGACGCGCTGCTCGCGCAACAGACGCAGCAGATGCAGCAGGAGTCGCCGCTGCGGAAGCTGCTGCTCTCGCAGTCAGCGGGGCTGCTGCCGAGCTATATGAAGTCGGATCCGAACTACGCGAAGTGGTTGCAGAACAGCGCGCCGCAGGCGCAGGCCGCGATGCGCGCGGCGGCGCAGCGCACGACCCCGTACGACGTGTAGAGGTTCATCATGGCTGCGCCCTCACCCTACTCCTACAGCCCGACGCAGTACGGCGGCGCGCCCGCGTGGAGTGGCGCGCCGAGTAGCTATCAGGCACCGTCGTCCCCGTCGCCGATGGCGACGTGGGGGCAACCGGGCGGGGGCAGCTACCAGCCGGGCGCGTACGGCTCCACGCCCGACACCTACTTCGATGACCCGCTGACGCAGCCGATCATGGGTGCCTGGGGACAGCGGATGAACCAGCTGTCGCGGCCCGGCCCCGGGTACGGCGACATCAACAGCGCGCTGGGGAAGTACCTGCAGCCTGACCCGCGCTTCAACGACGCGATGAGCCAGATGCAGGCGGCAGCGAACAGCCCCGGCGCGACGAACAAATACACGCCGCAGTTCGCGGCCAACACGGCGCGGCGGATCAAGGAACTGAACGCGGACCCCTACTCAACCGCCGACGAGGCCGCGATCAAGGCGCGGTTCTTCGACTCGCTCGCGATGGACCGCGACAAGGCGTATCAGCAGAACGCCGCCGAGATGGCGTCGCGTGGCCTCGCGCCGTCGAGTGGCGTCGCCCAGGCGCTCGGCGCCGAGACGAGCATGGGCTATCAGAAAGCTCGCGCCGGGCAGCAGCAGCAGATGCTGCAGTACGTCACCGACGAGCGCAACCGGCGGCGCGACCTCGCCGTGTCGATGAGCGGCAACCTGCAGCAGGCGGGCCTCGGCGACGCGCAGCTGCAGCAGCAGTGGCAGTCGGCGCGTGCGGGCATCCTGGGCAACGTGCTGTCCGCGCTCGTGCAGCAGCAGGGCATGGGCCTGAACGCGGCGACGACGATGGCGGGGCTGCGCCGTCAGGAATACATGGACGACCTGTCGCGCGGGGACGCGCTGTTGGAAACCTCCGCGCTGCCGAGTGCGCTCGCGCAGCAGCGGATGCAGGCGTTGCAGTCGGTGCTCGCGGGTGGGCCGACGGCGGCGTCGATCTTCGGGCAGTACGGGCAGATGCAGCAGCTGCAGAACCAGCAGGACGCCACGCGCCAGCAGGGCAACGCGGCGGTCTGGGGGGCGGCGGGGCAGATCGGGTCGAGCGCGCTCAACGCGTATCTCAACAACCGGAACGGGTAGGCGATGGACACCTTCCAGCAACTGCTCGGCAACCCGAACCCGCTCCAGGCGCTGCTCCAGGCACCGCCACCGCCGCCCGTGCCCGACGAGGACAGCTACGCGCAGTTGCCCGCGCTGCAGGAGTTGCAGCAGGGCGGGGGCGGGGGTATGGCCGGGCCGCTGGCGATGCTCACGCAAGCCCTCGGCGGCGCGCTGGGCGGTGGTCAGCCTGGGGCGCAACCGATGGACGAGGTGCCGCGCCCCACCGGCTACGTGGACGACACCGCACCCGCGCACGACGAGGACGCGCCGACGGCGGTGCCCGGCCTCGGCCCCGAGCTTCAGGAGAACCTCGGCCTGGGCGAGCAGCCCGCGCCCGACGAGGACGCCGCCGCTGCACCCGGCGCGGCCCCGTCCCCTGACCTCTCGGGGCTGCACGTTCCCCAGGCGCCCGTGCTCGATGAGCGGTCGCTCTACCCAAGCACCAAGCGTGCGGTGCTGCAGGGCGTGGTGCCCGGCATCGCCGCGCTGATCGCCGGGCTGACCGGCGGCAAGATGGCAGCGGCAGGCGTGATGTCGGGCGCGGCGCGCGGCAACGAGCAGTACAACCAGCAGCAGCGGCAGATGGGGCTGCTGAAGTACGAGAAGGCCAAGCAGCAGTACGCGCGCGAGGTCGCCACCTACAACCAGACGTGGCAGCACGCGAAGGACCGCGCGACGATCCTCTCGGACCTCGCGAAGAAAGCCGCCGAGTTCGATGACCCTGACGCGGCGCGCCAGTGGCTCGCGGCGCAGCGGAAGATCTACGCGCCCTTCGGCGTCGATGCCATGGACGCGATGCCCGGCGGCGTGCTGCCCGGCGCCGAGCAGAAGATCGCGAAGCAGGCGTCCACCACCTACTACGACGCGCTGAAGAACTTCCGCGAGGCGAACCCCGGCGAGGCGGTGGACATCGACGTGTTCAACAAGAGCACGATCCGGTTCCGAGGCAAGGACATGACGATGGCCGAGGTCGCGGCCATCGGCGGCGTGCCCAACGTGGACAAGGGCGCGTTTTCGTCCACGAAGACCGACGCGAACGCGATCTTCAACGACTACGTGTCGGGCTATCGCGACACCACGGGCAAGGAACCCGACGCCGAGAAGCGCGCGGAGTTCCGGCTGCAAGCGCTGCAAGACTTCGCGAAGGCCAGCGCGAAGCCGCCCGACGAACTGCAGCGGGAGATCGGGCGCGCGCGCCTCGCGCTCATGGGGCTGCAGCGCGCGAAGCTCCTGGCGGGCGGCAACAGCGACGGCATCAGCAACCTCAACCCCGGGCAGGTTCGGTTCGGGATGAACGTGCAGGCGCGCTACGAGAAGGCGTCGGCGCCGTTCAACCTGCGCGCGCAAGCCTACGACACGATCAACTCGCTCGCGAGCGGGAAGAGCACGTCGGAAGGCGACATCGCCATGGTGTTCTCGTGGATGAAGATGCTCGACCCGACCTCGACGGTGCGCGAGGGCGAGCAGGCCCAGGTCCGCAACGCGCGCGGTGTGCCCGACTCGGTGCGGATGATGTACAACAACCTCATCACGAACAACGCGCTGAGCCTGACCAAGCAGCAGAAGCTGGAGATCGTCGGCGGCGCGCACCGGCTCTACTCCAGCCTCGCGAAGGGCCAGCAGCAGCTGTTCGACAACGCGGGCAAGCAGCTGCGCGCCTACAAGATCGCGCCGGGGCTGTTCCTCACGCCGCAGGGATCGGTGAGTGACCCGGCGTCGTATCGCACGCTGGAGGTGGAGGACGAGACGCGTCCGCTGCCCGCGAGCGCGGGCATCGCGCCGAAGCGCTCGGAGACGGCGTCGCCCATCGCGCCCCCGCAGGCCAGTGACGCGGCACGCGCGCAGCCCACGGCGGCACCGAAAGCCCCGCCACCCGCAGCGGCCCGCGCGAGCGGCACGCGTCCGACGACCACCGCCCCGACGAAGATCGTGAAAGGGAAGGACGGCAAGCTCTATCAGGTGTTCGGCACCAACCCCGACGGCACGTTGAAAGCGAAACCACTCGACCAGTACTTCTGAGCACCCCATGCCGACACCCGAAGGGTTCGTCTCGCTCGACCCGTCCGAGGTCGAAGACGTTGCGACACTCCCGCCGTCGCCGCCCATCGCGCCGATGGCGTCGCACACGGCGGCAGCGGTGCGCGCGGGCACGACGCCTCGCAAGCGGCAGCACGAGATCACGCCGCTGTCCGAGGGGCGCCTGGGGCAGACGCTCAGCGACGTGCGCGGCCTCAACACCGCCGAGCCACCGCTCACCCTGCAGGAACTCACCGGCAGCGACAACGCGCTCGTGCGCGGCCTCGACACGCTGGGGCAGGGCACGCAGGACTTCTTCACGGGCGGGGCGAAGAAGCTCGGGCAGATCGGCTACAACCTGGGCCACGGCGCCATCACGCACGATCCCACGGGCGTGCTGCGCGGCGGCGCCGAAGACCTCTTTGGCAAGCCCGCCGTGAAGTCGGCGTTCGGCCTGGACGACGAAGCCGACATCATCGTGCCGCCGTCGTCGCAGCAGGCTGACCCGCTGACCGGCGCGGTGACACCGACCGCTGAAGAGCAGGCGCTGATGAACCGCGCGCAGGCGCAGCACGAGCGACGCGCGAGTGCGCCGCAGTATGGCGCGCTGACTGAACCGTTGACGCCGCAGGGGAAGGCGCAGCACGCGGGCGCGATCTCGACGGAGCTTGCGCTTGCGCTCGCGACGAACCCCGAGATGGAACTGCCCGCCGGGCTGGAGTCGCTCATCACGGCAGGGTCAACCGGCGGGCGCATCGCGCGCACCGCCGCACGGTCGAAGGAGGCCGCGCGGCAGGCGATCATCGGCGGCGTGATCGGGCAGAGCACCACGCGCGACCCGCTGGCGGGCGCGGTGTTCGGCGGCATCACGGGCGGGGCGATGGGTGGCGGGCGTCCCCAGGAGGCGCTCGACGCGGCGGCAGACCGCATGGTCGGCAAAGCGAAGACCCGCCTGGGCCGCGCCATCGCGCCGACCATCAAGGGCAACAAGAAGTTCGTGGAGGATAACGCCGAGGACATCATCCGCGAGGTGGACTGGTTCGGCACGGGCGGGCTGAGCGGGCTGCAGGAGAAGGCCGCAGCAAAGGCCACGAGCGCGGGCGAGAAGATCGATCAAGCGATGGCGTCGCACCGCCAGGGCGACGTGTCAGGGCTGCTGCGCTCGGCGCGCAGCGACCTGCACGCCACCGCCACCTCGATGCTGTTGAAGGACAAGCAGGGCGTCGTGGAACTGGCGCCGAAGACGCGCGAAGCGCTGGAGCAGGCCGTCGAACTGCTGACCACCGGCAAGGGCAAGCTCAACCCGCTCGACACGAACCTCACGACGTTGCGTCAGGCGCACGACGTGGTGAACGACGCCGTCTACGAGATGCGCCGCGAGGTGCAGCGCCGCGTGCGGCAGACGCGTCTGGGCTGGGCGGGCACCGTGATGGACAAGGCCATCGCGGCAGGCGTGCCGCAGCAGGCGCGCCAGGGTGCGCGCATCGGGCGCGCGGGTATCGAGAACGTGATGGACGCGGTCGCGGGCACGCGCACCGAGACGGCCCCGATCATCGCCGCCCTGGAGAAAGCGAAAGAGGGCTTCGGCACCTACAACGCGGCGGGGCGCTTCGTGGCCGACGTGCCCGAAGCGGTCGCGCACATCGACAACATGATCGCCAACGTGCGGAGCTACGGCCCCGAGGTCAGCGCCGACACGCTGCGCGGCATCCGGCAGAACTGGGACAACGTCGTCGCGGGCGCGGACGGCAAGGGCTGGCTCGGCACGAGCATCGCGGATGAGTCGCGGCGCGGCACCACGAAGATCGGCGCGAACATCCTGCGCGGCGAACTGGGGCAGCTGGCGCCCGAGATCTTGCCGCACAACGCGGACTTCAGTTTCCAGTCGAACCTGCGCGACGCTATCGCCGACACCCTGACGCGACGCACCGGGCAGACCGGCGGGCTGATGAAGTCGCTGTCGATGCTGGGCAGCGCGCTCGGCATCGGCGGCATGGCCGCAGGCCACGCGGCGACTGGCGGGAGCACGTTGGTGCTGTCGCTCGTGCCGGTGTTCACGAAGATCGTGAAGTCGCCCGAGTTCAACCTGCTGAGCGCGAAGACGCGGCTCGCCATCGCCGACGCGGTGCGCTCGGGCAGCGTGGAGAAGTTGTGGAGCGCGGCGCAGCGGCTCACGCTGGAAGCGAAGCTGCACGAGCAGGCACTCGCCGACGGCCCGGCCAGCGGCGGCAGCGATCTCACCGACGAGGAGTACCAGCACGAACTCGACCGGATCCAGCGCGGCGACGGCGCCACGCCGGGCATCTTCGACCGTGCGAACCCCGACAGCACCTACGCCGACGCGCCGGGCTGGGACGAGGACCGCCCTGGCGCACCCGAGATGCCCGAGCCGGGCATCCTGCCGGGCAGCGACGATGCCTCCGACCCGATGCCGGGCGACCCCGACTACCAGCCGGGGGTCGATGGCCCGGCGCTGGAGGACACGCCCGCCGAGCAGGCACGCGGCGAGACGAACCTCGGGCCGCGCAACCCCAACCGCACGTATCAAGCGGGCATGGTGCCCGAAGGGTTCCTCAAGCAGGCACTGGGCTGGGCGCAGACGCCGCTGCTGGAGGGGCCGACCATCGAGGGGCACCCCACGATCTCGCGAGCGCTCCAGCTGGGCGCGCAGTTCACCTCGCCGCTCGACCTCGCCTTCGCCGGGGAGGAGGTGGCCCGGCCCCTGGCAGCGGGCACACGCTACGCGCGCCCGGTCGAGGCCGCAGGGCGCGCCGTCGCCGGAACAATGGGCCTAGCGGGCCTCCAGAACGTCGAGGAGGGCATCAAGAGCAAAAGCCCGAGTCAGGTCGTCGGCGGGGCCACCCAGGCGGTGTTCGGTGGCCTGGGCGCCAGGGCACGCGGGCTGGCGGGCACGGCTGAGGAGGTGGGCAGCGTCGCCTCGCGGCTCGGCAAGGGGCTGGCCGGGGCGGGCAAGCAGGCGGTGGTCGGCCCGGCGCTCGCCCTGGGGGCGCAGACGCTCGCCGACACCCCGGCGATGCGGCGGCTCATCCCCGACGACGACCGGCGCCACGCGTTCATCCTGGGCGCCCAGGTCATGGGCATGGGGGCACTCGGCGCTGCGGCCTATCGCAGCATGACGCCCTCGATGATGGCGACCACGCACGCCGCCGGGCAGCTGGGCCTGGGCCGCGCCGAGTCGATCGTACGCCACGAGATCACGCCCGCGCTGGAAGCGGGCGTGCGGGCGAAGTATCCGTCGTGGTCCGACGAGCGCGTGCGGCAGAAGGTGACGACGCTGGCCGACGACGCCATCGAGAACGCGCGCACCGCGCTGGAGCAGATCCACGCCGAGAGCGGTGGACGAGCACTCGACCCGCGCACCTACGAGCGCGCCGCCGACCCGGCGTTCCGCCCCTACGGCGACTGGTATCGCGGCGTGCCCGACATGATCAAGGAGGTCGTGCCCGCGCACGCAGGCGAGGCGCGCGACGCCAACGGCATGACGACGAAGCAGGCGTTCGCCACCGACGCGCTCGCCACCTTCGGCACCAACACGCCGCCGAAGCAGAACTACGAACTGTTCGCGAAGGCATCGGAGCGCAACACGCTGGCCGCGCAGCTGGCGAACGTGATCAACGACGCGCCGCCCGGCCTCTCGCGCGACGAACTGCTGCAGTGGATGCGCGAGAACGTCGTGGAGAACGTGACGGTGGGCAAGGGCAAGAACGCGCGCACCGTGACGCGCGTCTTCGACATGGACCCTGACAAGCCCGGGATCCCGGCGCTGCGGAACATCATCCTCGGCGAGGACGTGGGCTTCGGCGGGCGGAAGATCGAGAGCTACAGCATCAACCTCGCGGGCGGGCAGCGCCCTGACATCACCGGCAAGCTCGTGACGCCCGCCACCGTGGACCGCCACATCTACCGCGCGGTTGGGTTGCCGACCGAGGTGCCCGAGCGCACGGGCGTGCCGGTGTATCGCACGAACCCGCGCACGGGCGAGCCGGTGATCGATCCGAAGACGGGCGAGCCGCTCCAGCGCGGCGGCACCGTCGCGCCGCGCACCGCGCAGCGCGTGACCTCGGCGCTGAACCCCAAGCAAGAAACCAACGAGATGACGCGCCTGATGAACGAACTGACGGCGCGGGCGACGGCACGCGGCACGCCGATCACGCCGAGGGAGATCGCGCGCGTCGAGCGCGAGGCCACGCGCGCGGCCACGCGGTTCGAAGTGCCGAAGCAGATGCAGAAGACCCGGCCCACTGCCGTCGGCAGCAAGTGGCTGGGGCAGTCCACGCAGGGCAACACGAGCTACGAGGTCATCGAGACGCAGCTGCGGCAGGCCGGGAAGCGGCACGGCCTGGACGAAGACCAGCTGCAGGCGATGATGTGGTACCAGAAGAAGCTCCAGGGCGACCTGTCGAGCGGGCAAGCGCCCGAGCAGGGGTTGCCGTTCGACCAGCAGCGCAAGCTCGCGGCGGCGACCGACAAGCTCATCGCGTCGGAGGCTGCGCGCAGCACCGACAAGCGCAAGTCGTGGACGACGAAGGTGAGCGAGGCGAAGGAGGCCATCGACGCGCGCAACGAGGCACTCGCCGAGTCGCTGCACCAGAACATCACCGGCCCTGACAGCGGCTTCTCCTACAACGTCGCGACCGGCGCCGACCCTGGGGGCAACCCGCTGACGGCGGTGAGCATCTACCCCGAGCGGCAGACCATCGTGCCGCGTGCCGTGCGCGCGCAGATGGGCAACTACCACACCGCGCTGGCGGCGTTCATCAAGAACAACCACGACCTGCTGCAGGATCCGAACCTCGCGGTGGGCGGCTGGGTGGTGAAAGCGCCCACGGCGGCAGAGCGCCGCGCAGGCAAAGTGCCGATGCGCTTCAAGGGCCGCGAGGTGCCCGAAGGGTCGCTCGTGCTCGACGTGGTCGCGACGCCGAGCAACAAGGCGAACAACGCCATCGCGAAGTCGCTCGGCATGGAGTACCTGCAGGACTCGATCTTCGATCTGGAGAAGTTCGCGAACATCAAGACCGGCGGGCAGAGCTTCGCGAAGGGGTCGCCTGCGGCGATGCGCGAGGCCCAGGCCCGACGGCCTGGGATCTACGAGCGCGCGCAAGCACTCGACCCGGGGTCGGTGGACGCGCGTCTCACCGCGCTGGAGCACGACCCACGCCTCACTGAATCGCAGCGCCGCATGATCCGCGAGTGGCGTGCAGAACAGGAAAGCTCTGCGCCTGCAGCGGCAGGCGTGGAGCCGCCCTGACCCGCTCACCCAGGCACCTCCGCGCTTTCACGTCGTAGCGCACGACGGGGAGCAGTGGCACGCCGAGGACTCGTTCCACACTGAGGCCGAGGCGAAGAAGTACATCAAGAACAGCAAGTTCTGGGACGGGACGCCGCGCCGGATCGTGGACGCGCTCGACCGCGCCGCCATCACGAAAGAGTCGCGCGGGCGCGTCGGCGCCACCGCCGGGGAAACCGTCCACGAGTACGCGCCGCGCAAGCCGCGCACGCGCGTCGTGCGCCTGCCCTTGACGGAACTGGAGCACGGCGAGAGCGCGATGCCGGGCGGGAAGCTGACGTGGCCGTCAGCGCGAGAACTGGTGCGGGAGTATGCGGCGCGGGACACGCCGCTGCCGCCCATCGAAGCGATCCCGCCCGAGCACCCTGGCGAGAAGTGGATGATCGAAGACGGGAGTCACCGCTACGAGGCGGCGAAGCTCCGAGGCGACAAGACCATCGACGTGGTCGTGCGCGACGAACCGCCGAAGGTCGAGGTGGGCGAGGTGCGGCAGCGCGGCACGGGCGAGCGCGGCCAGGGGATGTACGACCCGTGGTCAGGGCGCACGATGCTCGACCGCGAAACGATGAAGACGCTCTCGCGCGAGCAGCGCGCGGAGTTGGTGCGGCACGAACTGGCGCACAAGATCGAAACCGAGGGCGAGCACTGGAAGGACACCGACACCGCGCTCTGGAAGCTCTGGGAACAGGACCGGCGGCACCCCCTCTGGGACTACATGGCCGAGCGCACGGGGCGGTCGAAGTTCGACAACACGCAGTCGGCTGAGATCCTCGCGGACCTCTACGCGAACGACTACCCCAAGGGCACTTTCACCGTGCAGGATCGCCCGGTGCCCTACGCGCACGAGGCCGGGCAGACCGGGCCGCGCGAGTATCCGATCCCGCCCGACCTGATGCGCGTGCTCGACCGCATCGAAGCGTCGCTGGGGATTTGGGGCAAGCGGAAGGCGCGCGCTACTCGGGAAAGGTGAGCAGGCGTCCGCGCGTCGGCGTCGGCGGCAGGTCGAACCCCTTCACGGCGCGGTGACACACGCGGTGCCACGTCTCGCCGTGCGCGTCGTCTACGAGCGCCCCGGGCGGATCCCGCTCAAGGTTCGCCGCCTGCCCGCACCCCTCGCAAAAAAAGTGCGGCCCCCGGCGCAGATGCGTCGAGGGCGGATACGGCTTACGCGTGAAGGGCAAGCTCACGCGTCGTCTCCGATGCCATCGCGTGCGGCCCGCGTCGCGCGCATCGCGGCGAACGCATCGCCGACGCGCATCTGCGCGGCCACGTAGACGATGTCGGCCAGGGTGCCCTTGTCGAGGTGCATCAGCGAGGTGAGCAGCGGCTCGGGGCAGAGCTTCGCTTCGCTGCGCGGACGCCCCTTCGACAGCCGCCCGTTCTCGCGCGCGGTGATCACCTTGAGCGGCGACGTGCGCGAGGCCAGGGCCACCGCCGGGTTGGCGTCGTTCCACACCACGTCGTAGCCTGACTCGCGCAGCGTGCGCGCGAGCTTGGGGCGGTCGCCCACCACCTCGGCGACGCGCGTGCTGTCGCGCGGGTTGTAGCGCACCGAGACGACCTCGGGCGGCAGCGACACGGTGGTGCCGAGGTCGCGGTGATCGACCCCGGTCGCCTGCAGTGAGACATCAATCAACATTTCAGTCCTCCAACACTTCCGACACGATGAACCAGAGCAGCACGCACGCGACGACCCAGCAGTTCATCACTTGCCTCCGAGGTCGTAGAGCGGGTTCGGGCACCCCCGGTGCCACACCTTGCCCATGCCCGAGCACACGCCGTCCTGATCGAAGCGGCGCGTGCCGTCGGCGGTGATGACTTCCACGATGAAGCCGCCGCAGCCGCCCGCGCAGGGCAGCGAGGTCACGCGCGCGGCGCGGTCAGGGTTTGGCGCCGACGACAGGCGGTTGTCCTCTTCGTCTTCGCGCCAGCGGATGTAGCCGATCAATCCTCGCTTCACTTGCCACCCCCGTGCTTCCGGTCGAAGTCGCGCGTGTCTACCCAGTTCTCCAGCAGCTGCACGACGAGGTGCTCCAGGGTCAGGTCGTGCTGCAGCTGCGCGGCCCGCGCCGTGAGGGCGGGACGGAGGCGCTCCAGCAGGGCGGTCGGGACACCGAGGACCACCACCCGCGTCGCGGCCATCTTCAAGTGCTGCGTGCAGAGGCCGTCGCGCACCGCCCTGCGTCCGCAGTCGGCGGTGGACTTGTCGCGCAGGGTGACGACTGCCCTGCAGCGGTCGTGCTGCAGGGCGTCGATGAAGGTGCGCGTCACTTCGCACCTCGCGCTTCGCGGCGTGCGCGTCGCTTCGCGGCCTTCGCCTTGCGCGCGGCGAGCGCCTTGGCGCGGACCTTCGGGTCGAGCAGCGGGTTCGGCCTCGACGGCGCGTCCTGCTGCGTCTCCGCGAGGCGCAGCCCCTGCTTGCGCTTCGCGAGGTAGGCCACCGCGTCGCGCTGTCGCGCGATCACCTCGGTGACGTGCGGCGGGAACACGATGCGCGTCGTGCGGTTGCGGGCGACGTGCTCCACGAACAGGTAGTCGCCCTTGTCGAAGCGCACGGTCTGGATGATGAACGTCTCGCTCGACACGATGTCGGTCGAGCGCACGGTCGCCGGGCGGGTCTGCGCCGCCTCGGGGAGCTTGTGCAGTTGCCCCAGTTGGTGGTCGAAGTTGTCCTGGCCCGAGTCGCTGGCCGGTCGTAGCTCTTTCTTCGTGGTCATGGTCGTCTCCAGTGTGAGTGAACGAGGCTGAGCCTAACGGCCCAGCCCTTCGGTCGGCGAGAGGGGCGACAGGCTGGACGAGATCAGCCCGGCGCTGCGAAGCTCGGCGAAGAGCTTGTCGAAGTCGGGGGCGTCGAGCGTCGCCGCCTGGAACACGCCGCTCGGCGAGTCGCTCGCGCGGCGGTAGGCGTAGACGATGCCCTGGCCGCACCAGTTGCGGAAGCGCGTGTGGACGATCTCGCCGCTGAGCAGCGCCGCGCGCATCTTGGCGGTCGCCACGACGTTGCGGTCGCAGTGCTCGCACTCGACCACGTCGCCGACCTTCGTGAGGCGGTCGGCCTCGACGTGCGGGTTCGGCGTGGACAGCGTCTTGACGCCCTCGCGCTTGCCGCAGGGGCACCCCTCGGACGACGGGCCAGCCGTGGGGCGGCTGCAGTGCCAGCAGGCGTAGGTGGCGGGCACGAGGTCCACCTTGGCTGAGTGCCCGCAGGTCAGGTCGGCGTAGGCGAAGGGGAAGCGGCCCGTGTTCGTGAGGCCGGTGACGATCTTGGCGACGGTGCTCTTCATGGTCTGTTCTCCAGTGCGGGTCGGCACCCTCGCCGACCCAACACTCTAATACTAAGGCCAGCGCTGGGTTCTTGTCAAGCAGGCCCAGGAACAGGCGTCTTTTCGCCGTTTTCCCAGCGCCAACGGATGCAGTCGGGGCCACTCCGGTGGCGCTTGCTGCCGCAGGTCAGGCAGCGCGTCGGGGGCACCAGCCCGGCAAGCTCCAGCAGGCCGCGCACGCCGATGCTGCCCTGGACGCGGTCGCTCGCGAGCACCTTGCCGTTCACGTCGCGCACGTAGCCTGCCCAGGTCCACCCGTAGTTCTGCCCCCGTGGCTTGTAGGGGATCCGCACGCGCTTGTCGCGCACGACCGCGAGGTGAAAGCGCCTGCCGTCGGGCAGCGTCGCGCTCGCATAGCGGTTACCGCTCGGATCCTCGCGCCAGCAGCCCTGCGTCGGGTGGTCGGTGTCGATGGCGTAGTCCTTCACCGGGCACCGTCCTTCGTGATGACGAACGCCGGGCCACCGCCACGCGTCGCGGGCTGCAGCGTCACGCGCTGCTGCGGGTCGGACGTGTTGTGCCCGGGGAACACCACGCGGTTGCGCGTGGCGGTCACGACGGGCTGCTCGTCCAGCAGCCGCTGGGCCTCGCCCGAGGACAGCCGGTAGGTGGTGCCGGTCGCGTGGAACGTGAGCAGGAACGGGCGCAGGGTCGCAGTGATCGTCATGGTCGTCTCCAGTGTCAGGGCCGCAGGGCTAGATGCCCTGCAGCCAGTCGATGAGCGCCTCGGCGTGGACGCGGGCCTTGGCGGTCTGTCCGCAGGCCAGGAACGCGAACACCTTGGCGAGGTGTGTCGAAGCCGTCTGTCTGTCCATCACCGCACCTCCGCGAGCAGCGCGAGCACTGCCTCGTGCGTGACGCCCGGCGCGAGCGTGATCGTCCAGCAGTAGCTGAAGGTGCAGATGCCCCGGTTGTGGTCGCGGTGCTCGCCGTCGCTGGTGATGAGCACCAGCTTGCGCTTCAGCAGGTTGCCTGCCGCGTTGCGGTCCTGCCCGCCCCAGTGCTGCGTGAGGCGTGACCCCCACTCGATAGCGATGCGGTCGTGCTGCGAGTGCAGCAGCCGTAGCAGCAGGGCGGCTTCCGTCTTTCCGAGTCTCTTCGTCATCGTCGTGCTCCAGTGTGGTCGCGGGTTAGGCTTGAATCCGCAGCCCGGCGGCGTCCATGCCCTGGACGATGTCGAGCACGTAGCGCGGCTCCACGACGGTGCCGGTGGTGCCCCAGGTCTGCCGGTCCTCGGGGAGGTAGGCGTCGGCCCACTCGCGCGCGGCGCGCGTCAGCAGCTGCAGGATGACGACGCTGCCGTGGTTCTCGACGCGCACGTCGATGGCGGGCGGCGCACCCGGCAGCGCGACGCGGCGCTCGGTGAGCATCCGCGTCAGGTCGGCGACCGACAGCTGCTTGAGGATGCGCGCGACCTGCTTGGGGCTGGGGCGACCCGAGCGGCTGTTGTAGGCCGACCAGAGGGCGGCGAGTTGTTCGTGGTAGCTGGTCATCGGTCTGTTCTCCAGTGACGGGGTGGGCCGACCCAACGCCGACCCAACACCCAAAGATTACAGGAGCGCTGGGTTTCTGTCAAGCGCCCTCGAAAAGGCTGAGCATTTTGTCGCGAAGTGCCGCCCGGCTGGTCCGCAGCACCGCGTTCGTGGCGCTGAGGGCGACCAGCTGCTCGCGCGCCAGCCCCAGGGTCGCCACGGCGTCGTCCAGCATCCGCAGCAGTTCGGTGATCGAACTATCGACGGCGGCTTCGGTCGTCGCCCCAGCGGCCTCTGGTGCGGGCACAGACACCGTCTCGGGTTCCGCCGTCGGCGCGGGCGTCGGCGCGGCCTCGACCGGCCTCCGAGGGCGCCCTGGCCCCGGCGACAGCGGCGCCAGCAGCCGCCGCACCTCGCCCGTGCCGAGTAGCTCGGGGTGTGAGTAGACGGCGTGGTCGGCGTAGTGCGTGACGCGCGCGAAGTTGTGGATGCGCTGGTGCTGCCGGTGCCCCACCCAGCGCAGGAAGAGCACCATGCCCACCCCCGACGGGATCGCCGTGGCGCGCTCGACCTCGGTGCCCTCGGAGGCCCACTGCAGCACCGACGGGTGCTTGTCGGCCCAGTCGGGCAGGTTGCCGTTCTTCGTGCCGACGATGAGGATCTTTAGCTGCTGCTTGAGGCACGTCTGCACGGCGTTGGCGACCTGTTCGTCAGGGCGCGGGAAGTCGCGAAGGTGGTTGCTCATCGGTTCTCTCCAGTGGCTGGTGTGGTGTCGGTGCGCGCCGCGAGGCGCTCGGCGCGCGTGTAGACGCGGCGACGGTGCGGGTCCAGCCCGCACGCGTTGCACACGAGGTGGTGCTCGGCATCGTTGTGCCAGCCGAGCGGGCCGTCTTCCGGTTCGCCGCAGGGGCAGACGTGCGCGCTCACTTCGCACCGCCCGTCGCCACACGGTCGCGCCACGCCGGGCCGGTCACGCGCGTCGCGTCGAGGCGGCGCACGCGCACCGCTCCCGAGCACTCACGCGAGATGCCGCCCTTCGACCGCACCGCCGCGCGGTGGAGAAGCTCCACGACGGCGTCGAGGTCCACTTCGACCTCGACCTCATGGGTTCGCAGGTCGGGCGCATCGCCGTAGCTGCGCGCGTGGTTGACCTGCACTTGGTATCGCCGAGTGATCACGTTGTCGCTCATCGCTGCCTCCGTCGAATCTGTTTGTTGACGCCGCCGTTCGCCAGGACCGTCGCCGCGCAGCCTGACCCGAAGTCGAACCAGCCCTGCGAGTCATCGGGGGGCACCTCGCCCGCGCGGTGGTAGGTGCCCGTGTAGGTGTTGAGTTCTAGCTGCACGAGGCGCTCGGGGTCGAGCCGCTCGCCGCACCGCTCGCACTCACGCGTGCGCGGCATCGGCCACCTCCTGCTCGTGGACGGTGACGCCCTTCTTCAGCGTGCGTGCGTAGGCCACGACCTCGTCCCAGTCCGCGCCGCTCACCGACTTGAGCACCGTCGAGCCGACCGGCGACGTGGTGCTGTCGTACGCGCCGAACTGATCCGGCACCGGCTTGGCGTAGGTCAGCGTGATGCCGTCGGTCCACACCGTCTCGTCGCTGCCCGACTCGCGCCTGCCGAAGCTGTTGGGCGTGCGCTCGGTGGCGACGACGGTGCGCGTGACGATGCTGCCGCCCAGGCGGGTGACGCGCACGCGGTCGCCCGCGAGCACGGCCTCGACCGGCACGGTGTGCCGCGCGGCGATGAACGCGCGCACGGCCTCGATGGCCTTGGTGCCCGCGCGGGTGTGCTGCACCTTGCGGCCTCGGCACCCGTAGCAGATCGTGCCGTCGCGCAGGTTGAAGGAGTGGTGGCCGCTGCCCAGGCAGCGGCTGCAGGTCTGCGTCTCGTAAATCAGGGTGGTCTTCGTCACGGGCGTGCTCCAGTGATGACCCGCTCGTTAGCGGGTGGGTTGGACGGCGGCGAGGACGGCGGCGACGCGCGCCGCGAAGCGCTTGGCGTCGCGCAGGCTGCTCGCGAAGTAGATGCGGTCCTTGCCGTCGAGGTCGGTGTAGAGGACGACGTGGGTGATGTTCTGCCCCTTGAGATCGGTGCAGAGGCTGGCGCGGAGCGAGCCGAGGTCGGCGTAGTGCTCGCGGGTGGTGAGGATCTGCGTGGTCATCGGTGGCTCCAGTGGGCCGGGGACATCCCGGCGACCAGAGAAGCTTACTGGAAACCCAGCGCTGCCGTCAACAAGTGGGCTTTTGCTAGGCTTTTCTCGAGATTCGGCGCGCCAATACGGCGACTTGGTGCATCCGGCTCAACCTGTGGCACACTGCTCTGCATGAAACGTGACGACCTCATTGCCCTGGTCGCCGACGCGCCGAGGGGCGAGCGCCTCGCGCTGCTGCTCAAAGTGCTGCCGACACCGTCGAAGGTGATCGCGCAGCGCGCGGGCTGCAGCACGCGCACGTTGTCGTCAGGGCGGCTGTCGTTGCCGCTCAAGCTGCGGGTGGCGCGCGTCGTGCGCGTGCCCGCAGCGATCATCTGGCCCGAACTGCAGACGCTCGCGTGGGAACTGCTCTACGGGTTCAAAGAGCGCTAACGCTCACTGGAGAGACACGTCCAATGGAACAGACCGATCAGCCCGTCAGCGTCACCGTCGCGCAGCAGAGTGGCGACGTGTTCACGCACTCCCCGTCTATCGCGAAGCTCGCTGAAGCGCTCGCGAAGGCCCAGGCGCAGTTCACGACGCTCAAGGCGTCGAGCGTCGCCGACGCCGAGAAATACAAGTACAACTACGCGGACCTCGCGAGCGTGCTCAACGCCGTGCGCCCGGCGCTCAGCGCCGAGGGCATTGCGATCCTGCAGGGCGTGTCGATGCAGCGGCCCTCG